ATATCTAAAGGTGATTTCTCTATAATTTCTATGAATATAGCCGGGCATGATTGTAGTAAATACGCTCAAGAGGAATTGTGGGGATATTCTCAATGGTTTTATCCAGAAAATGAAGCTAACAAAAATAAAGAAATATTTAATTACGCATGGAATCATCATCAAAAAGAAAATAGTCATCATTGGCAATATTGGATTATGTGGAAACATGATGGATGCATAGCTTTAAATATGCCATTTTATGACGTTATAGAAATGCTTTGTGACTGGACGGCTATGAGTTATAAATTTGGTGATTATCCGAGCGATTTTTATAATAAGAATAAAAAAGAAATGTTGTTGCATAAAAACACGACTATTCATATAGAAAAATGGTTGCCTGTTTTTGACCAGTTAATACAAATAAAACATGGTATAGGATAATGACTAAACAAAAAGAGAACTTCATAAAATCAAGCCTAACTCTAACGCCAGAGGAAAAGGCGAAAGAGAAGAAGCATAGAGAAACACAGATAAGAGTGGAGAAGAACAAGAAAGACAAAGTGGCTATTGAAAAAGCTGTTGTTTCTAATGATAATATAGAGCAAGAAAAAGGGGAAGTAAAGGGGAAGTTTGAAACAGAAAAGAAATGCACAGCAAAACAAGAAGCGTTTGCAAGACAATATATAGTTGCTCGTTGCAAGTCTGCGGCTTATAAATATGCTTATGATTATGAAAACATGATAGACGGTACAATATATAAAAAAGCTTTAATAGTTTACAATACTCCGATTGTCTACAATCGCATTATGGAGCTACAAGAAGAACAAAACGGACGGCTCGAAATTACTACGGACAGGATAACGCAAGAGTTAGGCAAGCTTGCATTTACTAGACTTCCAGGAATTATTAATTATAATAAGGGTATTATTAGCTTAACCGATTTTGACAATCTTAATGACGATCAAAGAGCTTGTATTAAAAAGTTTGAATTTGTCACAGAGTATAAAGTCGGCGAAGACGGGAAAGCTCAACCATGCGATAGGGTAAAAATTGAAGTATACGACAGGCATAAAGCACTTGACAGCCTCGCAAAGATTAACGGAATGTATACAGAAAAGATAGAAAATACTATCAAAGTTGAAGATAACACCATCAAGGTTACAATAGAATGATATGGAGTTTAAGCTACACAAAAAGCAGGGTGAGGCATTAAAGTCAAAGGCAAACGAGATATTATACGGCGGGGCGGCCGGAGGTGGCAAATCTCACTATATCCGAGTTCTATCTATTCTGATAGCTGTTCAAGTTCCTAATGTCCAAATTTACCTATTCCGTAGACTATCAGAAGACTTGTATAATAATCACATGATAGGAGTACACGGCTATTACTCGATGCTTGATAAGCTAGTACAGGCTAAAAAAGTAAAGATAACGACTGCCCCCGTTAAGATTACATTTTGGAACGGCGCAATAATACATTTGTGCCATTGTCAATATGAAAAAGATGTAATCAAATATCAAGGGGCAGAAATAAACGTTCTTCTGTTTGACGAACTAACGCATTTTATGAAAACACAATATACTTTTTTGCGTGGTCGTGTTCGTGTGGCTGGGTTAGATATACCGCCAAACATGCAATTGCCGCTTATATTTTGTGGAAGCAATCCAGGAGGCATAGGACACAACTGGGTTAAGGCTATGTTTATTGATCCGGCTAAAGAATATGAAGTATGGAAAACGCCAAAACTAGACGGCGGAATGAATAGGCAGTATATTCCGGCTAAACTAAAAGACAATCCAAGTATTGATTATGAAGATTATGCAGCAAAGCTTAACGGGTTAGGTAATCCAATGCTTGTAAGAGCTATGCTTAATGGCGACTGGGATATTGTCGCAGGTGGCATGTTTGACGACGTATACAATAAAGCTGTACATGAAATAGAGCCGTTTGAGATACCTGGTAGCTGGTATATTGACCGCTCGTTTGACTGGGGCAGCTCTCACCCTTATTCTGTAGGCTGGTGGGCTGAATCCGACGGTACAGACGTAACTCTCAAAGACGGTACGGTTAAAGCAACCGTAAGAGGTGATTTATTCCGCATTAATGAGCTATACGGCTGGAATGGGCAGCCAGACGAGGGTACGAAAGAGCTTGCTGTTGACATAGCGAAAAAGATAAAGATAATCGAATTAGAAATGAAACTTAATGTAAGACCTGGGGCGGCAGACTCGTCTATTTACACAGTTGAGAATGATAATTGCATAGCTAAAGACATGGAAGCCGAGGGCGTATACTGGTTACATGCTAATAAAAGCCCGGGCAGCCGGAAGAATGGGTGGGAAATATTCCGTAAAATGCTTAATGGCGCAAACAGTAAAGAAGAAAAGGGACTATATATATTCAATGTATGCCGTCAATTTATAAGGACTATCCCTGTATTGCCTCGTGATAAAAAACACGCTGATGATGTAGATACAAACGCAGAAGATCATATTGCCGATGAAGCCAGATATAGAATGTTAGCCGAGAAGTCAATAACAAACAGTTTGCCAGTTGCGGGGTTACGCTTCTAATGATACACTTTAAGATAAAAGAAGAAATATATATGATCCCGTTAATAGTTACAATCGGAACATGGGAAAGTAGATGTGGTTATCTTAAAAAACATTATAATATTAAACCAGAAAAGCAAATAGCCTATGGTGGCTATTCAAATATGTACATCCATAATGGATGCTCTGAATCATTTATATGGATGCCAACATTTGATTATAATAATATTGAGGCTGTAGTTGTATTAATTCACGAAATAGATCATATCGCTTTTAATATATTTGCGGTTATGAACATTCCAATACTTGACAATCACTCAAATCATGCTTATATTTACCTGAAAGAATATTTCTTGACTAAAGCACTTAAAAAACTTAAGGGAGTTTAACTATGGAAACTAAAAACACAAATACAGCTTTATCGATCGAGCGACACCCGCAATTTGACGAGATGATTACGGTATGGGAAAAAATGCGCGACGGTCAAAGTGAACGGCTCGTTAAGTCCCGCGACGACTCAGCTAATAACACAAATAGCTCAACTACGAAACGATACCTGCCAAAAACCAGCGGACAAAACGCCGACTTTGCAAATGGTGAAACAGCTTACAATTCAAAGAAAACAAGAGCAGAGTTTCCATCTAATCTGATAGATACAGAACGGCAAATGCTAGGCTTGCTTGCTAAAAACTCATTAAAGATTGAGTTACCAACTAAGCTAGAGCCGTTTAATGAATCTATTACCGATGACGGCGAAGATATTAATGCACTAAACGCAAGGATTAACGAAGAGCAGCTTATTACTGGGCGTATCGGTTTATTATGGGATATACAAGAAAAAGCCCCGTCCGGCAAAATGCCTTATGTCGTAATGTATTCCGCAGAACGCATAATAAACTGGCAAACGTACATCGACGGCGAAGATGAAAAATTTAAATGGGTAGTGATCGACATTTCAGATTATGAAGCTAATGCAAAAACTGGGGCGTGGGAATGGACTTATATGTATAAAGTTCTAAATGCAGACGCTAAGGGATATTACACTTATGTATTCAAAGGTTCTGAAAAGGATATAGATTTGTCGGAAGCTCCAGGAGATGCAGTATATCCAACGTTAAATGGTAAAACTATCTCTGAAATACCATTTACCATTTGCAACGATTCAAGCGTAGGGGCGTGTATAGAAAATCCGATATTAGAACCGCTTGCCGATAGCTGCTTGAAATACTATCGTAACGATGCTGACTATCAAGAGCTAATATTCATGCAGACAATAGCAATACTATGCCAGACGGGACTTGAAAACGCAGACATAGAGCGTTTAAAACAATTAAGCGTTACCGAGGGTTTCGCTTCTAACTCAAAAGATGCAAAATGTTCATTTGCAGAAGTTTCAGGAAATGGACTTGCTGAATCGCGACTTAATCTCGAAAACTCTAAAAAGGATATGATTAATAGGGGAATAGCTCTAATGGAAGCCGGAGCAAGTGAGTCTGGCGAAGCGTTAAGCATAAGGCTAACAACTAAGACGGCGAACCTATCAACAGTCGCGATAACCGCTTCAATGGCTATTGAGAAGATGCTTAAATTAGTAGCTCGTTGGATGACTGGCGTAAATGAAAAAGAAATCACAGTAAAATCTAATAATGACTTTACAGATAACACGGTTAAGGTTGAGGATTTGACGCGATATGCTCAACTTGTTGAAATGGGTTATTTTACACGCGAAGATTTTTATGAGCAAATGGAACGTACCATAAAGGGTAAATATGAAACATTTGAAGACTGGAACGTAAACACGGAAGCGGTTAATATAGGAATTGATATGTAATTAATGGCAACGGCTAATGAACAGCTACAAAGTGCGCTTCTAAAGCGACAATCCTATATCCAGCTTCTATCTAAACGGTTTGGCATTGATTTTAAAGCTAACTTAGACGGAAGCAATAGAGACATTAAGGGATTGATCGCCGACGAACTACCCAAAATATCAAGCGGACTGAATACTGCAAAGACAGCCGGACGCATGGCAAGTATAGGAACGCAATACAGGAAAATCAGAGAGCCGATATATAAAGCTTATGAATCCGAATATACTAAGGCTATGGCGCGGTTAGCAAACGATGAAGCGGAGTTTATCGCTAAGTCAATGCAACATGCTATCCCGTTTGATGTAGCTCTTTCAACTCCAGCACCGACAGCAATAAGCAACCTTACAGCATTTGCAGCTTATAATGGTCAAGCTATCCCCCGCTGGTTTTCTGATATGAAGCTATCGGATTATACTAAGTTTGAATCGACCGTAAGGGCTTCTGTTAATCAAGGGTTAGATATAGACCAGACAATTAATCAGGTGGTCGGTAAGTATTATAAAACAACCGATAAATACACAGGCTCAATACAAGGGACTAGATATTCAGCGGAACGGCTAACCAGGACTATCACTAACGGCGTGTCTAACGGTTCACAGCAAGAATTTTACAAAGCAAATGCGGATATAATCGCATATGAGGTTTACTCTGCTGTACTAGACGGCAGGACTTCTATGATATGCGCAGGGCTAGACGGTACAAAGTTCAAAGTCGGCGAGGGTGAAGTACCACCGTTGCACCCTAATTGTAGAAGCTCAAGAGTTCCAGTAATTGACGGAATAGGCTTAATAGGAAATAAGCCAAGTGTCGGCGGTACTAATTTCAGAGAAGATGCCCGTAAAAAGTTTATCGGAAATAAGACAGCTAAGGGAATGAGCAAAAAAGAAGCGCAGCGAAAATGGAACAATACAAGCAACTCGTATAAAAATAGCCTGCTAAACAAAGAACGCCGGGCTTATGGTAAAAACGTTATCGGAAGCCAGCCAGCAGACACAACTTATAGCTCATGGCTTAAAAAGCAGGACGCAGGCTTTCAAGCAGACGTATTAGGTAAAACTAACGCAAGTAAATTTAGAAGCGGAGAAATGACACTCGATAAGTTTACCGATAAATTAGGGAAGCCGTTAACGCTTGACGAACTAGCTAGTAAGTATCCAGAGATTTACGAATAAATTTTATATCCAGGGTCAAGGCAGTTCATACATATTTCAGATGCTTTACAAGTTTTTTTCTTCTCTGCAATATAAAATTCTTTTATATATTTTTTGCAAGAAGAACAATTAAATTTTCTTTCAAACATTTTATATTTATGGTTTTTAATGTTGTATATTTCATCTTTTTGTTTACTCATCTCCATACCCCCTATTTAACGCCCATTTGACAAGCTCGACTATCCAGTTAGCAGGTTTGCTACTACCGCAACTATAACGCCGTGCAGTTACTTTAGGGCAGCCTGTTTTTCTTGAGAACTCCGACGGCTTGCCTTTGATTATGTCCTGTATTTTATTCATGCTACACCTCTATTGTTAATATTTAATTTTTTCCTTTTCTGCCGCGCTTCTTCGGATTGCTGTTTGCAGATTTTATCCAGAAACGCAAGTCGCCCCTTGCGCTTTGTATATTTTTCTTTATTGTTTTCTTCTTTAAATATAATATTGTAAATAATAAAATTTATTTGTGTGCGAATAGACCGAAATCTATCCTGATTATATAAACGATTACATTTAAAGTTATCCCATCCATCGCAGTTATCAATAATCTCACATTTCAACATCATAGACATATTGTTTAATTTACACAGAGCGTTATCTCTAATTTCTTCGCTTAACTCTGGCTTGAGATGGTTTCGCTCTTTCCGTTCATCTGACCATTTCATACATATTCCTTTTGTACTCATTTTATACCCCAAATATTTGTTTGAATTTATCTCTTATATATTCGACTTCGCCTAAACGAATACCGGCATCTTTACTTTCTTCGCAATCTATAGCCACAACCTGCATGTACAAAAGCATGCTCCACTCGAGATCAAACATAAACTTTGTTTCTTTGTCTGTCATAATAAACCTCCATTAGAATTTATTAACATTAATAAAACATTATGATACAGTATAATAGCATAATGATACTTTGTCAAGTGTTATTGTGTATTTTTTATGGAATGTTACAAAAATGTAAGTTATATTAAAAATATAATCGCTATTGTATAGCAAAAATCTAACAGGAGACTTAAAATGGACAAGCTTAAACTGTTGTACAGTTCTAAGGAAGAAATCCCGGAAGCGTTCTTATCATTGTATGAAGAAAAGGACGGACAATTTAACTTAGTTGGTGTTGATGGTTTTAAAACCGAAGCCGATATTCAGAAAGTTCTTGATGCAAAACAGCATGAAGTTGACAACCGTAAAACGTTTGAAAAGGAACTTAAAGAGTTAAAAGAAAAATTTGAAGGGATAGACCCAGACAAAGCACGCCAAGTACTAAAGGATGTTGAAGAAAAGAATATCAAAAAGATTGACCCAAACGCAGACCTTGATAAAATACGATTGCAAAAAGAGCTTGATAAAAGTCAAACAGAGCTTGAAAAGGCAAAAAGTGATATTGCCGATTACATGCTAAAACAAAAGCAGTCAACAATCAAGGACAAACTCGTTTTAACAGCAAGGGAGCTAAATTTTGACCCTGCTTTTGATGAAGAAATTGCGCTAAGGATAAGTCAGTTTGATACTTCTGAATCTGGAGATGTTCTTTCAACAGACGGCAAAACCCCGACTGAATTTTTACAGCCGTATGCAACAAAATATGGGATGCCCTCTAACGGTACTGGCGGTAAAAGCCTAACACGTCAGCCTGCTAATATTTCAACTAATAAAGCCTATGCGGAAGCAGTGGCAAAAGGCGACAAGGTTGCCATGGTGGCAAATTCGCCGGAAATTAAATAAAGGATAGTATTATGGGAACTATATATCAGTACAGTTTTTCAAACAAGGTTCGTGATTTAGGTATGACATTGAGTGATATTATTGCTCAAGCACCTGGATTTATTCGTATATTTGGCAGTGGACCAGATGCTCGTCAGCAAAAGCATGAATGGCTTGAAGATCAAATTTCTCCTCGTTCACTTACTGCTGTAAGTATTGACACTTTGACTATTACTGGAAGCACGGCAGACGTTGCAAAACTTAAAGCTGGTAGTTTGTTCACCATTAAAGATGACACGGCTCTTTTCCGTGTTGCCTCTATTGACTCTACTACTACATTCACGATTGTTCTTGCAGCCGCTAATGGCTCTGCAACTACTGCCCCGTCCGCAGCCGATGTTTTAAATATCGTTGGAACTCCGATGTCTGGCGGTTCTAATAATGGCGACGGCGAAAGCGGACTGAAAGAATCATCTGT